TAATGATTAGAGGTAGATTGACAGAATTAGAGAATCGAGGCGAGCCAGCAGTATTAACAAAAATTATCAGAGAAGATGATGATGGAGTAGGATCACATCTAATAAATAGAGGTATTAAAGATAGATACAAATACTACAAATGCGACTATTGTGGAGAAGAAATAAAGTTAGAAAAAGAATGGGCAAAACAAACAGGAGGCACATATGAACTTCCACATAGTATGACAAAAAGGGGAAAAATCATCGTAGCACTACATAACAAATGCTTCAAAAAAGCATTAAAAGAATTTGAGGAGGATTAGAAAAATGATAGATTTTATAATGAATTTATTCGGATACGAAAATGTTGAAAAAATAAAGATACCAGAAGATTATAGAATACCTAGAACTGACAAAATGAGATGTAAGGCAAATTTTTATAATGTAACAGGAGAATTTCAAGACAAAATAATAATAAATCAAGAAAGAATGTTATTAGATGGATATATAACATTACTGCTATGTAAATGGGCAAAAAGGAAATACGTAAAAGTAATGAAAATTAAATGTAGTCAAGAAAATTACAAATTAGCATACAGAGGATATAGATTAAAACCAAAAGAAAAAAGATTGGAGTTTTAAAAATGATATATGAATTCACTATACATCAAAGATTACCAAGTTTAAATGATTATATAAACAAATGTAAACATAACAGACATATTGCAGCAAAATTCAAATCACAAATTGACAGAAATATATGCTGGGAAATATTAGCACAATTAAGAGATATAAGAATAACAAAACCTGTGATTATACATATAACTTGGGTAGAAGAAAATAAAAGAAGAGATGTTGACAATGTATATAGTGCTATTAAATACATACAAGATGCATTGGTAAAAATGCAAGTATTGGCAAATGATGGTGTAAAAAATGTAATAGATGTTGATAACAAAATAGTATATGCAAAAGAAAGTAAAGTAATTGTAAAAATTGAAGAGGTATAGAAATGAAAGAAATGATATATGGATTGGATAGAAAGCTAGAAGTATTAGATACGGGATATTGTTTAGGATTATTATATTTTATTATTAATCTTGGAACACATCCAACGGCATATGTAAAAATACCAAAAAATAGTAGGTATTATGGAAAAAAAGATGTAGACATTGCAGTACATGGAGGAATAACCTATGCTGATGATCATATCTGGATAAATAATACACAAAAAATTGAAGGCTGGTTTATTGGCTGGGATTATGCTCATATGGGTGACTATATGGGATATGAAGAAAGAGTTCCAAAAGAATATAGAGTAGGTGGAAAAAAATGGACCACCGAAGAAATATACAAAGAATTAAGAAATGTATGTTATCAAGTTTACACAAGAAAGGAATCAAAATAAAAATGGAAGAAAAAGACTATATAGAATTGCAAAATTTATTAGTAAAATTAAGAATTGCAGCACTGAAAGAAATAAGCAATCAAAATCTTATACCTAAAATTAGAGATAGAGATATGAAGATAATTAGATATGTAGATTGGTTGAGAAACAATACAATTATTTCTATAGGTGGGGGGGATGAAAGTGGATAAAAGATGTACAAATTGTGGAAGATTTCCATTCTGTAAAGATATACAAGATCCAGGAAAAGAAAATAATTGCGATAAATGGATAAAAAGACCATTAGAGGAGGTACAAAAGAAATGATTGGTATTTTGGTAGGTTTGATTATAGGTTTATTTTTAGGAATAATGGTAATGAGCTTAATGAAGGTATCAACAATTAATGATTTAATTAACAGAAATCAAGAATTAGAAGAAATAAACAAAGGGTTAGAGGAAGCACTAGTAAGAAGAACTGAAAATTTAAATAAACAAATACAAGAATTATTAAATATTAAGGATAAAAAATAACTATGGAAGCGATAAAAATGAATCAATATTCACCATTGAAGCGGTAAGTGTAAAAAATATATAGAAAAAGGGTTGTGTCTAGGATGTAATAAACTTGAAGATAAGCTGTTCACAGGTAATGATAGGTGTTCATTCATTATAGAAATAGAAAAACAAAAAAACAAATATGATAATTGGATGATAAATTAATAATAAGGAGAAAGAAGAGAGATGCCTAAAACAAAAGAAACAATAATATTTGAAAAATATCTAAAAAAATATACACATAAGCAAGGAACATTTAGCTGCCCAGAAGTTACAATAGGATGGTTTGGACATGAAAGAGTAGATTATCTAACATATGATACAAATGATATATTCAAATGTTATGAAGTAAAAGTTACTAAAACAGATTTTTATAGCAAATGCCACAATACATTTATAGAAAATTACAATTATTATGTTATGCCTAGAAAATTATATGAAGAGGTAAAAAAAGATATTCCAGAAGCGGTTGGTGTATTAGTGGAAAATTTAATGAATGATGGAAGTGTTTATACATGGAATCCATTAAAATCCATAAAGAAAGCAACCAAACAAGAATTAAAAGTAAATAAGGAAATTTTAAAAAATTCATTAATTAGATCCTTATATAGAGAGAGTCAAAAGAAAGGAGAATAACAATGTTGATATTGCCAATAAAAAAGAAATGGTACGATATGATTAAAAGTGGAGAGAAAAAAGAAGAATACAGAGAAATAAAAAAATATTGGACAGTAAGATTTAATAATGAATTCGATAAAACTTTGGAATCAATAATAAAACATGATATTGAAAGTGATTTACTTAAATATTGTTTATGGTTAAAAGTATATTTGAAAAATGGATATAAAAAGGATGCCCCAATATTAGAATGTGAATGTAAATTGAAAATAGGATTAGGAAGAGAAGAGTGGGGAGCAATACCAGGAAAGAAATACTATATATTAGAAATATTGAATGCAAGGGAGATTAAAAATGGATAATAAAATGGAAATATCACAAAAAAGTAAAGAAACCCTAAAAAAATGTTGGGTAATAACAACGGATCATGATTTAGATGAGGAAAATATTAAATTAAAAGAAGCAATTAATGAAGTACTAGAAAAGACAATGACCAGTAGAGAAAAAAGTGAATGGGGATATGAGTATTACATAGAAAACAAGCAATACCATGAAGATTTGGAATTCAATAAAGAATTATTAAGAAAGTGGAGTGAAACTTTAAAAGGATGTGGAAGTGCAAATTGGTCATATGCATATGCAATAGATAGAATCTTAAAAGAATTGGAGAAAAAAAGTGATAGTATTTAGATTTATGAGCAAATTAGAATTATTAAATTATTTACATGGAGAAGAATTACACAATAATACTAGACATCAAGCAAAAACAGATTCAATTGGATTTTGTTTCTTTGGAATAGATGATATTACACCCGAATATGCATGGAAATTTATAAGAGGTGTGACATTGCCAGAGATATGTGTAGTGTTTGAAGTAGATGAAAAATACCTAAAAAAAGGATATGGTATATATAGTGATCCTGAAAAAACATTATATGAATTAATGAATTTTATTCCAAAAGCAATAAAAGTTCCAGAATATAGCACAACACAATATAACAACAAGACATTTAAATTGATTAAATATACAAAATCTGAATTAAATATATTTGAAAAACCAGATAAATTTGAATGGATGGAGGTAATAAAATGACTATAGAAGAAGCAAAAGAACAATTAAGAAGCTTACAAAATCATTGCAAAACAATGGGGGATAACATATTCAAAAAAGATGCAGAAGCAATAGATATAATATTAGAAGAATTAGAAAGAAAAAATAAAATTATAGATAAAATGGCACTTAAAATCACAAAACTAGACAATTCTAGTGAATATTGCTGTGGAAGAAAAAAGACATGTCCATATGAAAAACCAACATTAAAAACATGTAAAGAATGTATAAAAAAATATTATGAAAAGAGGAACAAAAAATGATTATTGTAAGTCAAAATAAGAAAAATGCAATTAATTTAGATAACGTAACAGTTATTGGAATAGTAGAAATTGAAAAGAAAATAAAAGTAGCTTTCAACAATGAAAGAGAGCTAACAATTGGAGAATATAAAACAACAGAAAGAGCTGAAGAAGTTCTGGAAGATATTAATCATTATAGAGCCATATTCGAATATTACAAATATTCGCCAGAAGATATACAAGATGAGATAGCAAAAGAATTTATAACAGATGATGTAATGTTTGATACATATGAAATGCCAGAAGAATAGGGGGAACGCTACAATGATGATATTATCGCAAGATGGCAAAAAAATAATAAGTACAGATAATTTGAATTATATTGAAATTGAAGAAACAGAAAAATATTACAGAGATTATATATACATAATAGCAGCAAACTTCACAAATGGTCAAACACAATTAGGAACATATAAGACATATGAAAGAGCTAAAGATATATTGGAGGATATGTATAAACAACTAAAAATACAAAATTTTAGTTTTACATATGAAATGCCAAAAGAATAGGAGGTCGGTATGACAAAAGAGGAATTAATAACATTATTAAAAGAACACAAAGAAAATGTTGCCAAATTAAGATTGAGGAAAAAAGAAAAAAGAGAATGTGAAAGAATTCTGAATGCAAAACCACATATAGAAACAAGTATATCATCATCACCAGGAATTAATGCAGACATTAGAAGCAAAAACAAAATAAGTGATAAAGTTGGAAATGCAGTTATAACTGAATTAGATCGTATGGAAGAAAGAAAAGAAGAGGCTAGAAAGAAAATTGCAGAACTGGATCCAATAATACAAGAGTTAGAAGATATAGTAGAAGAAGCGGAAATAAGATTAGATTGCTTGTACTATAAAGAAAGAGAAGTGCTATATGCATATTATGTGGAAAATAGAACTGCAGAAGATATAAGTCAGAATTTATATTTTAAATTATTTAGTAGAACATGCTCTCCGAGATACATAAGAATATTAATACAAGAAAGTACGGAAAAAATATTAAAATTGTAAAAAATTTCACTATATAGTTCCTATTTTTATAATAAATTATATAGTATAATACTATCAGTCAAAAAAGCAAATATGGCTGTCAAATTCTATCGAAGAGCAAGTAAATGATGAAAACTTGCTCTTTTTTGATATTCTAGGGTATCAAAAAATGTAATTCCAAAAAAACATGCTCCTATAAAATTAAGTGTGAGAGCAGCCTAGAATGTTCTCACATTAGAATTAAGAGGTAATAAATATGTCTGATGAAGATTTATATAATAAACATAAAATAGAAAGATGTTCAAAATGCAATCTAAATATCAACTGTGAAATACATATCACAGAAGATAGAAAAACGAGGTGCACATATGATGAGGTCAAAGAAAAAGAATCAAATGTGTTCAAAACATACGAGAAAGTGTAATGAATGTAATGTATATTCTTGTAAAAAAGCATTATTAAGGTTAGAAACAGATACAAGTGAAATTGAGAATAAACAAGCTGAAATAATAAAAAAACAATTACCAATAAAATGTCAAGGATGTAATTTGTATAGAATAACAGATTTGAAAAACAAAAAGGTCTATTGTGCATATATGATAAATGGTACTTGTATTTTGAAATAGAAAAGAGGAGAAAATATGCAAATTATATATAAAAAAATTGAAGAATTAAAACCATATAAAAATAATCCTAGAAAAAATGATGAGGCAGTTCCATATGTTGCAGAATCAATAAAACAATTTGGATTTAAAGTTCCAATAATCATAGATAAAAATAATGAAATAATTGCTGGACATACAAGATACAAAGCAAGTATTGAATTAAAGTTAAAAGAAGTACCATGTATAATTGCTGATGATCTAACTGAAGAACAAATAAAAGCATTTAGATTAGCTGATAATAAAGTAGCTGAAAAAGCAGAATGGGATATGGACCTATTAGAACTTGAATTACAAGATATAGTAGACATAGATATGGAAGATTTCGGATTCGCAATGGATATATCTGAAGATGAGAATCTAGAAGAGGATGATTACGAGGTTATACTTCCAGAAATCCCAAGAGCAAAATTAAGAGAAATATATTTATTAGGAAATCATAGATTGATGTGTGGAGATAGTACAAATCCAGCAGATGTTCAAAAATTAATGAATGGAGCAACTGCAGATTTAATACATACAGATCCACCATATAATGTAAACATAACAAATAGTGAAGGAATGTCAATTCAAAATGATAATATGGAAGAAAAAGCATTCCGAGAATTTATAAATAAGGCAATGAAAAATGCTGCAGATGTTTTAAGACCAGGTGGAGCATTTTATGTATGGCATGGAGATAATGAGAGCATAACATTTAGAGAAGCATTAAACAAAAATCAACTTTCAATACGTGAATGCTTAATATGGGTAAAAAACAACTTTAATCTAGGTAGACAAGATTATCAATGGATCCATGAGCCATGTCTTTATGGATGGAAAGATGGTGCTGCACATTATTTTATAAATGATAGAACACAAAGTACAGTATTTGAAGATAGCATAAATATAGACAAGATGAAAAAAGAAGAATTGAAAGAAATGCTAAAACAATTATTAAATAATCAAAATACAGAAGCGGTATCAGTAATTCATGAAGATAAACCTACAAAAAATGATTTACATCCTACAATGAAACCAATAAAACTATGTGGAAAATTAATTTGTAATAGTACAAGAGCAGAAGAAAATGTATTAGATTTATTTGGTGGAAGCGGAAGTACATTGATAGCATGTGAACAATTAAATAGAAAATGCTACATGATGGAATACGATCCTAAATATGTAGATGTAATTATAGATAGATGGGAACAATTAACAGGTCAAAAAGCAAAAAAATTAAGATAGGAGATAGAGAAAATGAAAGAATTAAATAAATTTCAAGATTTAATAGATATTTGCATAAAAGCAAAAGAATGTAATAGAGATGTGGCATTAGAATTAACAGTGCCAGGACAAAAAGATACAGAAATAATAATTGTACAAAATAGCAACATTGATTACAAATTGGATTATTATTGTAAAAACTATAATGAGAATCTAGAGCTTAATAAATGTAAAGATATTAAGATATTAAGAGCAGAGATAGTAATGTGGCAACCTATGTTAGCAGCATATAAAATCAATTTTAAATAAGGAGAAAAAACAAAATGAGATTATATAGTAATGAAATAGTATTTAGAGGCCATCCAGATAAAGTATGTGATCAAATCAGTGATGCAATATTAGATGCTTGTATGCAGCAAGATTCAAATAGTAGATGTGGAATAGAAGTTGCAGGTGGAAAAGGTAAAATATTTATAACAGGAGAAATAACAAGTAATGCAAATATAAATGTTGAAGAAATAGCTAAAAGAGTATTAAGAGATGTAGGATATTCAACAGATTATGAAATAATTGATAATATAGGAAAACAAAGTCCAGATATAGCACTTGGAACAAATAATGAAATAAATGGTGCTGGAGATAATGGAATGATGTTTGGATATGCATGTAATGATACTGAACAAATGCTACCAACAGCAATGGTAATATTACAAGAACTATCAAAGCAATATGATGAATTAAGAAAAAAAGATAATAGATTTCTAGCAGATGGAAAAGCTCAAATAACTGGAATGTATAATGCAGATGATAAATTAATTATAATTGAAAAGTTTACAGTATGCTATCAGAATACAGAAGAGGACAGAAACAATACAGATGAAATAATAAAAAATATGTGTATAGAAATAGCAAACAAATATGACATAAAAATAAAACAATTCTTAATAAATCCAACTGGAAGATTTAAATTAGGTGGATTTGAAGCTGACTCTGGATTAACAGGAAGAAAAATCGTAGTAGATAGTTATCAATCATTTGCTAACGTAGGTGGAGGAGCTTTCTCTGGTAAGGATCCTACAAAAGTAGATAGAAGCGGAGCTTATAAAGCAAGAGAAATAGCAAAAAGAATGTTAGAAAGATATAAAATAAAATGGTGTCTAGTGCAATTAAGTTATGCAATAGGAATTGAAGAGCCATTAGCAATATATATTAAAACAAATGATGGATACATAGAGCCAGGAAGTAGTATGTATGAAGAATGTAAATTAAAAAACATAATAAAAGATTTAAAACTAAAAGAAAAGAATTATGAGGCAACAGCAAGATATGGACATTTTGAATAAAAAGAAAAGAAGAAAAAGAAGAAAACATTATAACTGGGCTGAAGAAATAGCAAAAGGAAATACAGATAAGTTTTATCACTCAACAGATTTTGATATCTGGAGAGAAAAAGTATTGATAAGAGATAAAGGAGAATGTCAATTCTTTGCTGGTAAATGGGATGATGGAATACACAAACCATACACAATAAAACCAGTGCCAGCCAATACAGCTCATCATATAATACCAATAAAACAAAGACCAGACCTAGCACTAGATGTAAACAATGGAATAGCATTATCATTTGAAGCACACGAAATTATAGAAGAAAGAAGAAAGTATAGATTCAAAAAGAATAAAAAGATAATGACAAAGGAGCAATGGTAGGATGATTAAACTAGAACATTTAATCCAGGGATATAACTTCAATAAGATACCAGCAAAGATAGATCAAGAAATAAATAAAGCTGGAGAAAGAGCTGGAGTAATAAAATACAATGAAGATACAAATGGAAGTTACTTAATAGATGATGAAGGAATAGTAGTTGCAATAAACATATTTAGTAATTGTGTAGTAGAAAAAGATAAGACAATGGATCATCAATTAAAACATACAACACAAACAATATTAATAATACAAAAGACAATGGAACTACTAGGAAACATAAAACAAGAAGAGGCAAACAATATAATGAAACAGCTAGGAATGTTCTCTGGTCAGATAAAAGAAAAAGCAGTTCGCTTCTTAAATTATGTATATAAAATAGATGCAGCGAATGGTTTATTAATGTTTACAATGGTAGAAGAAGCGGAAGAATAGATATAATGGAAGCGGAACACTTACAACCGCAAGGAATTAAAATGCAAACACCCCCCATCAAATCCCAGAAGAAAATTAAGCTAAAGGGGAGCGGGGGTGGGGCCTCGACTGTTCCAAAATTTCGAAAAATGCTTTTTTAAGGGGGTGCAAAAATAGAGCAGATGGAAAATACTGAAAATAGCGAAATTGAGAAAGAAAAAATTATTGAAATTAGAACTGATTTAAAAGACCAATTAAAAGAGTTAAATAAATTCGGAAAATTTTACGATGATCTAGTAGAAGATTACATCCAAATGGTAAAAACAAAAGATGAATTAAAGCAAGATATAAAAGGTAAAGGCCTCCGATATAAAGTAAAAACAGGAAATGGATTCATGCAGGTAAAACCAAATGAAAGTATAGAAAAATTCATAAAAGTAAATAATCAAATGTTAAAAATATTAGAAACTCTTGGATTAAAAGCACCGCCTGAAAGCGACCCGGGTGATGATGATGGTTTATGTTGAAGAAATACAAGAATACTTGGATTATTATGAAAAAACACCAAACTTATTTAACAATAAAAGAAAATTGTTAATGGAGAATATTGTTAAACCTTTATTGAAAAGGGATGATATTTATTTTGATGAAGAAACATACCACAGATGTATAAGATATTGTGAAAGATGGTATTATAAATTATTTCCATATGAGAAATTCATTTATGCATTTGTTTTTATGTATAAAAATGATATACCTCTATTCCGTACTTTTGTAATAATAGAAGGAAGAGGAAATGGAAAAGATGGATTTATAATTCCATTAGTAAATTTTTTGCAAACAGAATATTATGGAGTAAAAAATTATAATATTGATATTGTTGCAACTTCTGAAGAACAGGCAAAAAATACATACAAAGTAACATATCAAATGCTAGAAAACAATAAAAAGAAATTCAAATCTTATTTTTACTGGAATAGAGAAGAATGTATCAACAAAAAAACAAAATCAACAATGAGGTTCAATACATCAAATGCTAAAACAAAAGATGGTAAGCAAGATGGTGCAATAGTATATAATGAGTATCATGCTTATGAAACAGATGAACAAATTAAGGTATTCCAGAGTGGTTTAGGAAAAATAAAACATCCTAGAATTTTTATTATTACAACAAATGGATATGTAAGAGGTGGACCGTTAGATGAATTGTTAGATGTATGTGAAGGTGTATTAAATGGAGAAAGTAATGAATTAAGATATTTTCCTTTTATTTGTGAAATAGATTCCGAAGAGGAAGCGGATAATCCAGAGATGTGGCATAAAGCAAATCCTAGTTTAGAATACATGCCGGTTTTACAGGATGCAATTAACCTTGATTATTTAGAAATGAAGAAATTCCCATCAAAAAGAGCAGAATTCATGACAAAAAGAATGAATTTCCCTCAAAGAAGTGAAGAAGAAACAGTTACTTCGTGGGAAAAAATATTAAAAGCATCATATAGTGATGTTAAAAAGAAAATTGAAAGAAAAGCAGTTAACCTGGAAGGTAAATCGGCAATTGTTGGTATAGACTTTGCATCATTAAACGATTTTGCATGTGCAGGTTTTCTATTTAAAATAAATGGAGAATATATATGGAGATCTAAAACTTGGATCTGTGCAAAAAGTAAATTTTTTAAAGACATAAAATTCCCATTTAATAATAAAGGACAACAAGGATTTAACGATTTTGAAGTAGTTTATACAGAAACGATTGATGCTAGAGAAATGATATCATGGATAATAGCAGAAATGCCTAAATATAATGTGAAAAAAATCGTAATGGATACATATAGATATAAATTATTAGAGCAGATATTCGTAGAAAAAGGAATAACAGTAGAATCAAAAGATGCACCATATGGTCTGGTAAGAATGATAAGATATCCAGCATCTA